AAAAAAGTTTTTCAATACCAGTGGCCATACTGACTATTGGAATAATCACTCTATGGGTGTCATTGATCACAACCTATTTAGCAAAGGGCCAAGAAAAAGGAGCTGGTTCATACTTCGGTCAGTTTGGTGATTTCGTTGGCGGGTTAATGAATCCCCTTCTTGCTTTTGCTACCACCGCCTTACTAATTTATACGATCATTCAGAATCAAAAAATGATCAGACAGAATGACAAAGTTATTCGGGATAGTAGAAAAGAGCTTAAGCTTTCAAGAAAAGAATTGAAGCGTTCTAGGAAAATATTTCAGTTAGAGTTAGATAATGCAGAGCTGAAGACAGGTTTTGAAATAATCAAAATGATAACAGATGAGGGTAACAAGCTGTTGGATAAACCGTGTATACCTGTTTCAAATAATGAAGTCATATCCCATAGGAAAGCCATTTATTTTATGTCGGAAGGTAAATATGGGAGAACTAAGACAAGAATTTTACTACTCAATCTTTACAAGAGTATGGATAGGATAGTAACTCTAATGGCACTTATAGAAATTGCTTTCGTGTTATTAAAACAGTTCGATAAGATATGTGATGAAGACAATGATCTTCACCACTCATACAAACGAAATGAAATCATTTTGTTTTTTATGGAACTACAAACCCTATTCAACTTGTATGAAATAAAGCCTACTGGTGCCGATCCAATTAGAGAAAACATAAATGATCTATACATTCGAATACAGAAAATTTTGATTTATAGATACACCCCTGAAGAATTAAATCCCAATACACTTTCAGAAGACTAAAGCAAACCATCCACGTAATCTTTGATTGAAGTAGCTTTTGTTCCAACTCCTGTAGCGTCTGCCGCATCTGGTGAAACTGCCGAGCCTGTGCCACCATAAAGTTGAGCCGCCGAAAAGGTGGCCAATTTATTCACTTGATCAGCCAAGTCAGAAACCTGTTTCACTAGGTTCACTGTATCACTTCCCACATGAACCTTTCCGCCAGATTTTAACGCCATGTCACCAGTTGAATTGATTGTTGTTTTCTTTTCACTGGCCAATGTCATGTCTTCTTTTGAATTCACATTCAGTTTCTTGGCCGTGGATACGTTCATATCATTCAATGAAATCATGTTGAGGGTTTCGGCTGCTGATATATTCAAACGCGCCCCGGATACAATACTAATGCAACCCATGGCCATTACCTTGAAGTAGCCAACGCATTTAGAAAGCCAGTGACCTTTTATTTCTGAATTCTTTTGGCCAATGATTTCATTCACTGAACGGGCTTGTTGGTTTAGCGTGTCACATGAATCAAAAATGTCTTGGTTGGTTTTACGCTCCCAGTTTCCAGAATGATCAAGCTTTTGGTGAACACCTTCACCCTTGGACCAAACCATATCACCACGTTTTAAACCGGGAACCGTGGACCCAGTTGAAAGAATGGTTTGAATGTAGGGCTTGGATGCCATACCACCAATGAAATGAACCACCACGTTCATTCCTTCTTTTGGGACACCATAAAAACCGGACTCACCGCCGCCGTGATTAAGCGGTAAAGGCAACGATTGAAGAACCGGCAATGATTCATCAATGTCACCGTTTGTGTTTAATAGGCGAACGTCCACGGCGTAAGAAGGTAAAAAGGCATCATCCAAAACCGCTTCTTTGGATAATCGGCCCACGTTCACAATCACCGCTTCTTTGGGTGCTAAATACTCTGAATAAATCTTAGGGATCAGATTTTTTAAAATGCGCTTAATTAATCGTTCAGCCATGACAACACCATTGAATTTCCTGACACTGTTATTTCATCAACTCGCTTTCCATTAATTGAAAAGCCGGGGATTAAACCCGGTATTAAAGCCAATTGACCTTCCATGTTGTTCAATGCAATAAATACACTTTTATCAATGGGCAAGTCTGCACCATTAAAAACTGAATCCTGAAGGCTACCCACAAAAATAGAATCATCTGATTGGACGAACCAAACAAAATCATTTATTCCAAACACATCACCAAACTGTTCGATTGCATCAATAGCCCGTCCTGTGTGAATGAAATTTGGAACCCTATTGGTTGCATAGGGTTGATCAGGAACAGAAAACGCCAATCCCGTTTTTTCAAAGTAAGCTTTGCACACTTGGGCCAATGTTGTGTTTCTCAATGACACCGCCATTTCATTAAGATATACGGCGCTAATTTCACGGCAAAACAATCTATAAACGCCACCTTCTTGTTCAATCACCGATTCAATAAAGCCAGTGAACCACTTGGTGATTGTTTTACCCTGATAGCCAGAAGAAAACACCACCTTGAAACCTTCCTTGATTGGCGTTTCAGAATAAACAGTAAACCGAGCGCGGCCCGGTCTATTAAGTGTCAATTTCGCTTCACTCGAAGTGGGTGAAAATATTTCACCATTGATTTCTAATTTCTCAACTAGCCTGTTCATCTGGTTTCAGCCATTCTTCAACTTTGCTTAAGACTTTTTCAATTTCTGTCAATTGTGGTTCAGTTTCTGGTGATTGGGTTGTGGTCGCTGTTGTCCCTGTCGCCGGTGCTGGACTGGTTGCCGCTTGTTCATTCAATCGTTCGTCTTTACGTTCAGCCACACTGCGTTTTTCACGAAGCGTAAACGAAATAATCCAAGCCTCTGAATGATTCGCTTTTTCTCTAACTGTCACCTTTGATGAAAAATAAACTTTATTGACTCCCATTGCCTGCGCTGTGGGTTCAACAATGTCATAAACCGTTTGCTTTCCGTCTTCATCAACCGAACGGGCCAACTCCATTATTTTTTGTAAAACTTTTACATCTTCAAAGGTGACTAACAGAGAGCAATTCAAATTAATTGGGTCAAAACCTGAATTGACAGATTCCGTTGAACTGGAATTTCCCCCAACGGATTTGTCATTGATGCCCAAATCACCAGTGACGTTCAATTCATCCGTGGGCATGTCATAATCATTCAATCTCATCCGTTGAATACCTCTTTCCAAATATCAAGCGCGTCACCTGTTCCCAATATTGCAACCACACAACAATGACTTTGTTCATGACCCACACCTGTCAGTTCGGCAACCTTTTTGCCGATGTCACTAGCATCTGAACCAGACACAAACGCACTGTGAACAGATTGCGTTGGTTCATTGCTGGCCAACCCTGTCAATAGGTTTTCATGCTCAATAGATAGCGCCGCTTTTTCATCAAGTAGTGTTTTCAGTTCATCAACTGGGCTTTGTTCGGCCTGTGCTTCTGATAGCGCGGCTAATTCCGGAAGACCAGACCAAAGTGAAGATTCTTTCAAACCCTTCTGTGTCTCCACGATAGGGGCCAACACACTTGGGTTTTCATATTCATCATTCAACAATAAATCACGCACATGGCGTGAAAGCGTTATTAGTTCAGGCCACATGAAAAAGTTTCCTATTTCATCGGCCTTGGTTTGAAGTTGTGGAAAGTCGGCGGCAGTAATTAAAACCACAACGGCAGAATCAATCGATTCAGAAAATTCACCGTCCTTTAACTTTTCACCCAACGCTTTGAAAGCGTTAGGCGCTGATAGGGTTCTATACTTTCCCCCTTGTCCTATACCCTGCTGAAAGGGATGAGCAACCACGCGGTGAACTTCATCATTGAACAATTTGTTCAAACTAGAAAGATCAATAGAGCTGGCATCACCGGATAATGCACCATCAACCAAAGAAAGGGCCAAACCATCAGCCATACCCTTTTTGGTTGAAGTATCGCTTTCAATTGCATTACACACAGGTGAAATGCCTGTGTGTGCGTTTTGAATGATTTCAGGAACTATAATATTTTTATTCAATAAACTCATGGCTTATAAGAGACTATAAACGTTAAAGATGTTTAAAGGTGTTGTAGAAAAAGGAGATTCATAACTTTGATTTACGCAAGTTAAAACCCCTTGATCATATTTAACATATACAATCCCCCTAGCACCGGCACCATCGCCACTAATAAGCACAACACCAGTACACCTTGTGACCGTACCGCTTGAATCACCGAATGCAGGAAGCAAACAAACACCAGATGCAGTTCTTACAATATATAACCCTTCTGAAAGCGTGAGGTTTACAGTACTTGCAGACCCTGCCCAACGCTGCAATTTTCCTGTGCCATCTATTTTGGAATTCGCTATTTCTTTTACAGCTTTTAACGCGGCTGCTGTAGGTGCTAAAATTTCGCTGCTACTACCTGTAGAGTTCGTTAATCTCACAACCCCTTCGGCTGTCGTTGAGGCTGATGGCAAATCGCTTGCTATATGTCCATGCCCAGTATTTGACTTCCCATTTAACGCAGTTTGTAATCCAGCTACACCCGAAATTCCAAGCGAGTCAAAATCAGACCTATTCAATTCAACAAAATCCACCAACTCTTGAAGAGTATCTAAGGTGGTTTCATCAGACGCCAGCAATGTGTCAATGTTATCTAAGCGTTGAACCAACCCTTTTATGTTGTCAGTCATCGAAAGCAAATCAAGAATATGAAGGCGTTCATCCGTCACAACATTTGAACCGTCAATGGTTCCAAGTTTCACCACTGTGTGTTCAATTCCTTGTTCAACATAGTCAGAAACATTTGTTCCATCATTGATGATGAATTTGAATTGTTCCGATTTATCAATGGCGCTGTATTCTGAATAAACATCGAGCCAAACGGTTACGCCATTTGTGGCACCAATAACCTGCATCACAGAACCCATGGAAAGGTGATGACCACCAACCACACATTCCCCGCTTCGGATATAGAAATTTCCACCTGAATAATACAGTTGGAAAGAATCGTTCAACCAAGCCTGACGCCCATAAACTTTTTTCATAGCATTCATTTGGCTGTTGTCGTGTGATTTTAATTGTCCAAGGTGATCAACCTGCCAACTTTCGGCGGACACGGTTATTCCTGTTAAGTCTTGGACACCAACATATTCAATCGCCACGTTTTGGTTTTGGAAATCACCATTTTGTTCACCGCTTTGAATGATCTTGGTTCGAGTCGGTATGTAGTTGACCGCAAGTAATGTACCGTCATCAGTTTCTAGTCCAATCCAGTTATAATCAAAACCACCCACGTCAGGCAGTAAAATGCTTGAATAGACAACTTGATTGGGGTTCACATACCCGTCTTTTGACACCGCTGGCGAATGAACAATATGTTCAGCGGCGGGCATGGTTTCTGTCACAGGTGGTGTTTGGCTCGTGTCCAAATCAGGGATCAAGGCATAAACAAAGTTTGTAACAACGGCTGGGGTTTGTGTGCCGTGTCGGTTGGCTAAATAGTCACGGCCTGCTGTAGTGATTGGCATGATGAGTCCTTATTATTTATTTAAAAAAACCGTTGATGAATAGCTGAATGTTTCGGCCCGAACCATTAAGGGTTCAGAGATTACAACTTTTATTTCATAGGTACGGCAAAGCTTCCCGTATTGTGAAAGAACTTCTTGTAAAAATTCCCCATAATCACTGGCCGCTTGCTGTGTCACTTCAACTTCAATCACGGCCCAATGTCGCCCCGGTATTTGTTGGCGGACATCGACAAAGGGAATATTTAAACGGTTCAAAATGTTCTTTAAACCGTTGATGGTGCCTGCTTCTGTTGCGTTGATATAGGCCGATGCAATACGCAAGCGGAACAAATCAACGCTTTCATTCTTCATCCTTCGGATTTTCTTTTTGTATGCGAAAACATCCAATAAGCCTTCATGACATGTCATCGGGTCCAGTTGATTCAGTGGCCATTCAAGCCATTTTTCAACCAAAGCCCACCATAGTTGAAGGGCTGCTTTAAGCTTTGAAAAGAAGGGTACATTCAGCCATTCAGGCAATTTTAAATTCATCATACTTTGTTCACCTGTAGGGTATTGATTTTGGCAACCTTCAAACCGCCTGAAATATCTTGATTGGTAAAGCGCAATTGACTCAGTTCATCACCAAACTGTTTGAACAGTTCAAAAGTCAAACGACCAAACGAAAATGTTTCATAGGGTGCTGTTCGTGTAACCGTCCAACCAATACCCGCGTTTTCTCTGAATGCTGCTTTAATGAAGTTTTCAATACCAACGGCCAACGCGCTTTCCTGTTCCGCTGAAAGGTCTTTAACAGGGGTAAATTCACAAACAATGTCATGGGCTTCTGTAGGCATAGGAACCACAAGAAAATCATCACCAATCCCATAGGATTCATTCTGTTGAATGGTGTTGTTTATGTTGTCGATGAACGATTGGGAAGGTTCACCCACGTCAAACAAAATAAGCGCATCAGCACTATTTTCACCCCGTGGTTGCGCCCTATTAAAATAAATATTTTCTGGGTTCACACCGTCAAATTCCCCAACAATATTTCGATAAACCGCTTCAACATGCCAAGAAAATTGTTTGTCCCACTTATCACGGGTTCTTAAACGCAGTTCGTCATCCGTTTCATCATCTTGACCGGCTTCAACAATGGCACCATCACGATTGATCACAGACACCACGCCATTGATGGTCTTTGGTAATACTTGGTAATAGCCTGTTGCCAAGTTGTATGCCTCACCTTCGTATTGCGCCTCACAAAGAATGGTGATTTCAGTTTCACCAATAGCAAAACTTTGATCAGCTATTGTTAGCAACTTATAAACAACGCCATTTATTCGCGTTGAATCCACTTCCGAACCGGCTGGAACATTTAGCACGGCGGACGCATCAACCCGAATAAAATTGATATTGATTTTTGCCTTTCGTTTTAATTTCGGTTCAACGGCCATTTCCCAAGCCAGCAACTTGAGCCATGGACCTGTTGCAAATTTTAAAAACAAATTGGGCATGACATTTTTGATCATAAAATCACGAAGCCATTTCACAGGCAGTGTCACCAACTCTGTTATGAATCGCCAAAACGGGTTGTAAACGTCTTGTGTCTTTACATCCAAGCCAACGCTTTCACCTGTTTCTTGCCACTTTGCTTTCAATGATTCGTCATCCGTTGGCATGTCTTCTGACATCATGGACTTAACATCACTGTGAAATTTTTCTAGTTCTTGCTGTGTGGTCATGGTTTAAGACCCCGCCTTAATCAATCGAATACCACTTATATTGGCGTTTGATTGCGGTGCAATGGTCAATGTGATTTTTCCACTGCCATCTACTGCAACCATTTGTTCAAACACGTCAACACTATCCCAAGGCCCAACTGTCAGAACGCCATTTGTTCCATTTGCTGTGATGTCTACCGGCCTCGCAACGTCTTGATAATGCAAACCAACAATTTGAATGATCCAGTTTTCACCGGCCACTAATCCGCCGCCAGAAAACTCAAATTGCATGGCGTGATTTTCTGCCAAGTAAATATTCCACGCGTATGAATTCGGGTGGTTATACCAATCCTTTGCCGTCAGTCTATCTATGACGTTTTGATTGGAATGTGCATCACTTGATATGGCCCCCCATCGAGCAATGGTGTCTGTGTTTGATCCAATGCTTGAATAAACTATGGCTAAATCAGTCACATCTCCATCAGTGTTTCTGATCACATTTGTTGGCAATGCCACATCGGTTCCGTGAGGGAAGGAACCAAAAAAGTTGATGTCTTCACCGTTTCCGCCTTCTGCATTCGAATCCGGAATCCAACCAGCAAAAGATGAAGTTAAATCCTGGGCTTTTCCGTCATTACGACCAACAGCCAGCCAGTATTCAGGCTGTTTCGGATTAACCGTCAAAATACACCCGTTACTTGTTACCGTTCCAAAATCGTTGGTGACATCAACCGTCAGTGTTTTGCCATCGTTATTGATGTCAGCAACACTGGTATAGGTCGCGGACGTTGCACCGGCAATGTCAACACCATCCAATTTCCATTGATAACTTTGCGCACCTGTTGCGGTCACACTCACGGTTTGAGTTTTACCGGCTGTCACCGTTAATGTACTGACAGGCTGAACAGTAATAGTTGGCGCGGTTGTAATGAGTGTAAGCGTTGCATTGCTTGAAGATGTCGTTCCGCCTGTATTGATTGCGTCAACACTGATCACTGCACCATCATCACCAGCTTGTGTGATAAAAGTGAACGTAGGTGACGTTTCGCCATTCACATTCACACCGTTCCGTTTCCATTGATAATGATCCGCCGCTAATGCCTGTACACTGAATGTAACGGATAAACCTTGTGTCACGCTGGTATCTTGAGGCTGTACAGAAAAGACCGGCGGCTGTGGCGTATCCGCTGCCGTGCCATCGGTTATTTTGTTGATATGCACATAAGACAAGCCCCAGTTTGCCGCGTTTGTCGTACCATCTGAACTTAACGTGATGATCAATTTGCCATCGTCATTGGCCTTAATCACTTTTTCAAACTCAGTAATGTTTGAATCATCACAATCATAAGAACCAACTACACCGTTAATGTTCACATCAACAATGTTTGTCCCTGTGCTTGGGTAACGGCCAGCAATGTTCACACGGTAATTAATGCCGGGTTCAAAACCATTCACACTGAATGAAACGGTTGAACCTTTTGGCGCAACAGATAAACCGTCATAAAGTTCCGGGTATGGTCCATAAGTATCTGGGTCACCGTCACCATTGGCACGGAACCCCGGACCCGATAGATTGCCACTTGTAAGTGATGTAACCGAACCCACACCAACGCCATCAGCATCACGCAAATCACCCAACGTGGATAAACCATCAAACGCCCGAATTCCGTTATAGGTTTTTCCACCAGACGTGGTCCCATGGCCCCAAAGGTTTCCATCACTTGCAAAAGACGTCCAGCCACCTTGACCAAATCCAATGATAACTTCTTGTTCTGGAATGACCGGCGCGGCCCCTATCGTCATCGTCAAAGTAATATCAATACTTTGGTCCTGCGTATCTGTGTATGTGAATACAATTGTGCTGTCACCTGTATAGGTGTTCGCAGGTGTAAAATTGAATACGCCATTTGATAAACTGTGGCTTGTAAAATGAGCGGCTGTGATGGACTTGATAACAAACTTTGTTCCATCAATCGCTTCATCATCTTTAATTTTTGACGCGGCGGCAATGTTAATCATACTCGCCAAGTCATGGGTTCCATTTCGTGAAAAGTCGCTGGCAATCGGTGCAGCACCGGGAGCCAAACCAGAAACCAACGATTCAACTTGAACGGCATCAACAGTGCTTTTTATATCGCTTATGAATTGCGCACTCATCCCATAAAAGTCAGGCGGAACAAACGCGTTGTCCGTTGCGCTGATTCCTGACAATACTTTAAACGTGGCAAGCGCCCCCATGTATTGCATGGCATAGGAACCGTGAAAATTATCGTTGTCTGGGTCGCCACTGTATAAGTGCGTGACAGGCGGAACGTACTTGCCAATAGGATTCTGTGTATTCGTCACATAATCAGGATTCAATTCGCCCAGTGCTTGTACAATTTCAGCAGTACGAATCACCAGCATTCCATGTCGTGCCTGTAAATTATCCGTGTTCGTTTGCGCATTAGGCCAGTTTTGAGGCGTGGAAGCGTTACCCCAGCATTGATACATAATCGGGGTGATGTTTCGTGATTCTGCAAGCTGCGCAATATTTACAACACGAGGAATCCAACCTTCATTTGAATCCGCCACCGGCTCTTTGTTTGCATCTTCTGCATTCATTGTGATACCAGACGACGCACCATAAGCGGAAATGATCGCAACTTTTGCGGACGTTTGATTGATGTGGTCAGTGGCTTCACTTGAATCAATGTATTGGCCACCCTGTGTGAGAAATTTGAAATCATCTGTATAACCTGTGATTCCATTTGCTGCGTACATTTGACCAACCAGTTTCATCAGTGATGGGTCGTTTTCAGCACTTGGGCTGGTCGAATTTTCTGGGTTCTGTCCTTCAAGTTTCGTTTGCATAGTTGACCAGCCAAGGGCGGCCACTTCGGTTTCAATAGTTACCGTTGCATCTGTCACCGTGATATTGATGGTTCCTGTGTGGGTTCCGCCATTATTGTCATCACCTGTCACCGTCAGTGTTTCAGTTGTAGGGGATGGGGCGTTATAGGTGATTTCGTTACTGGCCGGACCCGTTAAAAAGTAGCTTGAACCTGTCACCGTATAATCAACTTGATCACCGTCCGCATCTGTTGCGGGGCCTAAAATAATCACATGGTCTTTGGTCGCGGAAAGGCTCAATGTTTGGTCAGGCACGACAGGTGCAGAATTCGCACTGGCCAATGTTACGTCCACCGTAATTGTTGCTGTGGCGCTTCCGCCATTACCATCACTTACAGATACGTTTAACGATTGCTGGCCAACGGTAGATGAATTGAAAATAATTTGATTCGTTTGTGATCCATTAGAAATATCACTGGAACCCGTGACGCTATAAACCAAGGTATCGCCATCAGAATCAGTTAATGGTCCAAGGGTGATGTTCAAATCAACATTTTCTTTCACTGTTAGATTTTGATCACTGATTGTTGGCGGGTTATTTACAGCACCAACAGCGTTCACAGTGACATTAATTTGAGCGGTAGCGGTTCCACCTTTACCATCGGATGCGCTCACATTTAAAATCTGAGTCCCAACGGACGCTGAATTGAAAACAATGACGTTCTCCGCACCGTTTTTAACAAAATCATCTGATCCTATGACGGTATATGACAGAACATCACCATCATCATCGTTTAAAGGTCCAAGTGTTATGGTCAAATCTTGGTTTTGATCAACAGACAAGCTTTGATTGCTGACTACAGGGTTCCGATTTACAGGAACACTATCACCCTGATTGTATTTCACGCTTAATGTTGCGCCGGTTGTGTCCGTGTAGGGAACAAAAGCGGGGATTTGAACGGCCAGCATTTGACGGGATTCATCCCAGTTCAAAACCTTTAAGTTGAAAGATTCGCCTTTGATGATTAATGACACGGCAAACTTTGAGGCGGAAACACCAGACAACTGAATTTCATAAATGCCCAGCGGGTTTACCTGATTGTTTTGATTTATGTTAATAATTGTTGCGCTCATTACACCACCTGAACACCGGCTAATTGCAAATTGAATTCAAAGTCTTCAACAGGGACCACTTGAACCCCTGTCATTTTAATTGTTACGTCCCACGCTTCTTTTGGTGCCTCACCCGGAACCGTTTCAACAAATTCATATTCCAAGTACAGTGATTCGCCGTCCTCACTGGTCGCGTTGATCATGAGAAGGTTGCTTTCTTCTGCAATTGAGCAAGTGCCCGGAATAACTCTTAGGTCTTCCTCAACTTCTAACTTGATGGACTCATAAACGGCTAAGCGGTTTATATACAAACGCTCTCCAATCAATCGAACCATGAAGTTATTTTCTTCAATTCGGTTTCTTAGTGATTGTTCAATCACGCCCTTCCCGCTAAAAAAACTGGGGGCAAGCTGATCATCAAAGACCACTTCCCCTTCAATAATTTGAATATCTGTTTCCATTACTAGGCCATTTCCAATTCATGTTTCAGGCTTGCACCATTCACAGGGGTTGGGCTATTTACCGTCATGTTTTCTATGTGCGTTCCACGGCTTGAATTATTTACAATGTCTTGACGGATACCGCCACCAGATAAACCCGTTATGGTTGAATCACTCACTTCACTTACTTTGCGTTTTGGTGCGCCTTCTTCTTGCTCTAAACCAAGCACACCGGCCACCTTGTCCAAGCCTTTGAATAAAAGTGAAAGCGGGTTGTTTTCAGCAAGGAATGAAACAAACTCAATGACTTTGTTTTTAATGAACGTAAAGCCAGCCACCAAGCCTTTGAACCATTGTGAATTTCCAATGGCGTCCAGTTTGTTAGAAAGCCAATCAAACGCTTTCATGATCGCCTGAAACCACGCTTGGTCCTTCAAGGCTTCTTTCAGTGTGTCCCAGTGCTTAACAAGCAAATACACACCACCAACAACCGCCGCGATTGCCAACACAATCCATAAGCCGGGGAATGCGGCCATTGCCACGTTTAATAAAAATTGAGCGGTTGCTAGTGCTTTCAGTGCAAAATTCCAAGCCCACGTCAACGGCGTCAGCAGTGAAAACAGAATGGTCATTCCACCCCAAGCAATTTGAGCGACACCGGCAACCAAAGTCAGTAGAGCCATACCACCCACTAACCCCATCACACCCAAGGCAACCAAGCCCACAAGCCTTGATAGGTTCGGGAACATGTCAGACCAGCGGCGAAGGGTATTCATGCCCTCAGACATGGATTCAATAAGCGGATTAAGCACAGGCAACAACAAATCCCCCATGACAATCCGTAGGTTTCTAACTGAGGCGGCGAACTGGTCCCATGGGTCCACCATGGCTTTGGCCATCTGTTCGGCTTTTTCCATTCCGGTCTGACTGCCTAAGTCGCCAATACTGGTGTTCAATCCATCTATGTTGGACGAAAGAAGTTGAATCATAGAAACAGCTTCGGACGTACCAAACGCCTTTTGTAGCGCGTCCATTTCGCTCACTTGGTCTAATTCACCAAACTTGCCTTTGATCTTGTTGAGAATATCCACCATGGGCAACATACGGCCATGAGAGTCTGTGAACGACAAACCCAATTCATCTTGAGCCTTGCCAATCCCTTTCAGGAATGCACGGTATTTAGTCCCGGCTTCACTGCCTGACATGGTGGCCTGCAACGTGCCTAGAATCGCCATCTGTTCGTTCATAGCAATTCCCGCTGTGGTAGCACCAGCACCAAGCGAACTAAACGCGCTGGCCATCTCTGACCCAGTGGTTTTAAACATTTGCACCGCGCTTGCGGTTTGACCGGCTAATTGGTTCACCCAATCCGCTTTTCCCATGGCGTCTGCCTGTTGGGAAAAAATGCCGTACATCGTGCCCACATAATCTGTGATCACCCCGGCGTCACTTTTGGTGGCCTTAGCTAGAACACCACTGGCATTGGTAAACGCGGCCAATTCCCCGTCAACCAATCCGCCAATGGCTGATTGAATATCGTATGAAGCTGAAACAAAACTGGACGCGCTTTCACCATACTCTTGGGCAAAGTCCATGGACGCGTTTTTTAATGATTTTAATTCGGCAGCATGAACACCAAGGGACGCCACCTCTCCCATTGCCCGGTTCATTTCAAGGGCGGGTTGCATAGAACCGGCAATGGCTTGACCAGCACCCACCAAGGCCAACGCACCAAACGCAATGTTTCTAAAACCTCGCGTGGCGGTCCGCGTTAATTGCTGAACTTTGTTTTGAGTGCCATTCAATAAAGCGTGGAAACGCCCGAACGCTTTTTTAGCCGGGTTTGTGAGTCGGTCGATTAAATCCAGTCTAAAAAATAACTTTTCGGTCTTGCTCATTTCGAACCCTTCCACGCTTTAACAATAGAGTTTTGGGTATTTATTGCGAACTTATCCCAGTACTCGTCTTCCATGGCCTGTGATTGGGCCAAAACTTCTTTTGTCAGTGGTTCGTCAGGGAACCACCGACGCTTCAACAGAAGCAGATAATCAAAGGGGTTTTCCCTTATTCTTCTGGCTCTGTCTCTGATTTCTTTACCACAACGGCAACGTCCTCTTGATACTCATTCAGGATTTGTTCAAGAATGGCGTGATCTGTTCCGGGCTTGTTGCCAAATAGATGACGTAGTTTCTCTTTGTCGTCATCGCCCTCACAACACTGAATCAAAAAGTTCTGTATAGCTTGAACCTTGTTTTTGCTGTTGCTCGACTGGTTTAAGAAATTGTTATATTTGATGATGTCAGGTCGAAATTTGAAATCGCTTCCGCCTACCGTCAAAACAATTGTTTGCTTCTTCATAATCTGTTCACCCCTGTTTTTTATGAACTTCTTCAAATAGACGGTCTAACTTTGCATTTATGGTTTTGAAGTTGTCCGTCATGAAATCCTTTGTGGCATAGTTGTTGGCCACCTCAACTTTGTACGCCATTAATTCATTTTGAATGGCGTGGTTCTTTTCATGAGCGTCTTTCACTTCATTTTTTAAATGCTTGATCACTACGCCCATGACTCCCAAGGCGGCTTTGGCAATGAAGACCAATAAGGTCAATACTTGCGGGTCTAGTTGAATCATTGCCAAAGCCTTATTACTCGAAAATGTATTTAATGAATGATTTCGTTGCTTCTTCTTTGATAACGTCCGTTAAACTTTCGTCATCAGGTTTCGTGGTTTCTGTTTCAATACCCTGCTCATCCGGACTTCGTTCCGGTTCAGGGATTGATTCAGTCATTGTTGCTTCCGGATTAACCGGGGTGATCACCTCAGACGATTCAGCATCATCATTGAAGTGGTCCACCACTTTCCCCGCGATAGGGTCAACCAATAAGGTTTGTTGTGTCGGGGTCATAGTGATACCGAACGCGGCCAAGCCAACCACCATGACAGTGGAAAGAAGGCGCTTTTGTAGCTTCTTAGTGAAATTAAATTTCATAAGAACTCCTAAAGGTCGGTTTCGTTGATCAATGTGTAGGTGAACGAATCCCCCCACACACTGGCGGCTTTCTCACAAAGAGAAATCAGAATGTCAAAGTCATCCGAGTTGGCCAGTACTTGGCAACCAGCGGACCACCTATTGACAGTTTCACTTTCACCGTCCTTCATGGCGCGGTGACAATTAATTCCAAACAATCCCGTTTGTGGATTCTCAAAATCCAATACACGGTCCCCGTCATTGTCCCTGTACACCGTCACGGGCTTTGTTTGAGTCAAAGCGCGGTATTGCCCCCGGTGATAACCCAAAGACCATAAGCCGGGGTATTGATCAGGCTTAACGATGGCGCAACCATGAACAGACAACGGGTTTTCAAGATAGAATTGGCCGGGGTCTGTGGTGCAATCAAATTGCATCAACACCCAATTACCCGTTTGTTTGAACATCACCACCAAAACATCATTGAACGTGTTTGTGGTTTCGTCCTTGCTGCGAATGCCAATCAAATTCAGGTTGTATTCGCCTTTTTCAAAAACCTTGTGACCCAGTTTTTTCAATGCGTCACTGATCACTTTTACTGAAAGCTTTTTCATTTGTTTTCCCAAAGTGTTTGACACTTAATGCAACGCTGTATCCCACCTATGGCTTGACGCGCTTCTGGAATATCTGCATCACAATCAATACAGGTTTCACGGCTTGGCTTCCTTGCTTCTTTTGTCACAGCTTCAATGGCACGTTCCCTGTGCAATTGTTCTAACTGTGAAGCCCTGTCAAATTGGTCCGCCATTTACGCGGCCAATTTTGCTTCTAGGTATGGAATACCGTTCAGCTTCACAAATTCTTCACCTGCAACTTTGAACGCCACTTTTGTCGTGTCGGCCTCATTGCCATTTGGATTGGCGTTTAGAACGTCCTTCACTTGTAATAAGCAACCAAACGCCTCAACGGTTTTGCCTGTACCTTTTCCAAGTGCAATCCCACGAACATCAATGCCCGTCAGCTCTCGCCAACTTCCTTGCTTGGCAGCATAAGCCGAAACCAACGCTAGATTTTCAGCGTCAAATTCCATTTCACCTTCCGCAGACACCTTGCCGCGTACATAGCCGTTAGGGCGTCCGTTTGAATATTTGACTTCGGTTTCATCCGTCACAGTCAAGCTAATATTTTCAACCGTGACCAAGATTGGACCCAGCCAAAAGGTAAAGCTCTGTCCTGTTATGTGTTCAACTTCACCAGCCATGTTTTAGCCCTCTTGTGAATTAAATTGATAGATCAAGGAAAAGATTGTTGATAATTTCCTTGGGTGAATTAAACGGTGTGACCTTGTAAAAGATTTTCACCTTAAAACGGTCAATCCATTGAATTTGAATTGCTTCTGAATCTGGTTCTTGGATTTCACTTGAACGCGCCATCAACCGCAGTGGGTCAGCCAAAAATGATTTGTAGAATTCAATGGACGTTTCCGTTGAATTGAATGCACGGTTGCCGATCAAATTGATGGTCATTGGGCGAATTAATCGGTGGGCCTTGTCGATCACCCGGCGATTTTCAATTAATACAAAATCCCCTGTGGTCTTGTTCAACGTCACACAGTCCGTCCAATAAATGCCTTCTACGTTCGTGTACCACATAGGCACCGTAAGGCGTGAATTGTTGTGTAACGCTTCCAGTACGGCCAAGGTGATGGCTTTCCCGTCCTTATCCACTTTGAATGGACCTAACGCATTGTCCGCGCCGGTTTCAACCCGGCAAGGTGAATCCGCAACGGTTAAATGTGGCTTGGCTAGTCGGCCAATCAATGCGCCAATGTTATTTCCATTTAAGTCAGGAACAGGAACAACCCGGTCAAGGTCCAATCCATCAGTTAAAGCGTTTTGCGCAGGTAAATACTCTGTCCAAGACTGCACACCTGTAATGGCTGGCGTACCAATGAAGATGGTGACAGGCATTTCCAATTTGGTTAGCTGTTCTAGTGCTGTGGTTTGCGCATCAGACAAATCTTGTTGACTAGAAACCGGCATACATACACCCACCATTTCTGGTGTAAATTGCTCAAGGGCGATTTCCAAAGCAGCGGGCCAGTCTGCAAAGTTTTCAATTTCAATATATGCGGCAGTGAAACCCGGACCCGCACTGAGCGCGAAAGCTTCCACGTTGCTTTTTAGAACGCTGTCACCCGCTCCCATTAAGTCATCAAAATCTG